ACGTGAACTTGGCACTCTGACTAGAGGAATGTAATGCAGAAATCAGATTGGGCTAATAACTTACTAAGAGACGATTACTTTATTGAGATGATGGAAGAACTCAGAGGTATGGAGATAGCTAAGTTCTTAAATAGCGAATATGGGGATGTAGAGGAGCGCGAAGAAGCGTATATACGTCTTAGAGTCCTAGAGTCCATCGATAATTACATTCAAGGGTTAGTAGACCAGAAAATTATAGATCAAAAAAAGTTAAAGATTTTGTAGTCCGAATCGTCCGGTTGGCGATATAATTAAGGAAACATAAATGAGCGATACTCAGAACACGACACCGGAAGGTAGTGGTGAGTTAACGGTAGAAGGTGCAGCTAACGCTTTCTTGAGCATGATGGATCGGGAAGATGGCTCCGACAAGGAACAACCAGAATCCGCTTCAGAAGCTAACGAAAGCGATGCCGAATCAGAGGAATCTGAGGTAGAACAAGATGATGACGGTGAGGAGCAAGAGCAGCCCACGTATCTGGTTAAAGCAGCCGGAGAAGAACGTGAGGTAACGCTTAATGAGCTTATCAAGTCTTATCAACTTGGCACGGATTATACTAAGAAATCGCAAGCAGTAGCTGAGGAGCGCAAGGCTGTAGAGTCTGAGCGTCAAGCAGTTCAAGAAGCCAAGCAAATGCGCGATACGTACGCACAGAGACTTGAGATGATTGAGCAAATGCTTCAGCCTCAGCAAGAGGAAAATCTTGAGTACCTGAAAGAGACTGATCCTATTGGATACTCTGTAAAGGTAGCTGAGATGATTCAGAGAGATAAGCAACTAGCTGCTGTACAAGCTGAGAGACATCGAATCAATCAGCAACAGGAGCAGGATAGACAAGTGCAGATGCAGTCAGTAGTGGCTGAGGAAATGCAGAAATTGTCTAGCTATATCCCTGAGTTTACTGATCCTGCTAAGGGCGAGGCTATCAGAAATGATATACGAGCTTTTGGTAAGCAGATTGGATTCTCTGATAACGAATTAGCGGCTGTCTATGATAGTCGGGCAGTATTAACTCTGTATAAGGCGATGCAGTACGACAAGTTAGTCGCAAGTAAGCCAGCTATCACCAAGAAGGTGAATGAGGCTCCTAAAGCGATTAAGTCAGGCGTAAGCAAACCTAGAGATAGTAATGCTGAAGAAACACGGAAACTAAAGGCACGAGCTAAGTCTAGCGGAAGTGTCCGCGATGCAGCTAGTGTATTTGAACGATTTTTATAAGGAATTGAATCATGGCTATTTATAATGCTTATGACGCAATCGGTCAGCGTGAAGATTTGACCGACATCATTTACGACATCTCGCCTACTACTACTCCATTCATGAGTTCTATTGGCAAGACTAAGGCAACGGCTGTTTTCCACGAGTGGCAGACCGATTCTCTTGCAGCAGCTACCACAAATAATGCTGCCGTTGAGGGTGCTGACGCTTCCGATGCTACTTTGTCACCTACTACTCGTTTGGGTAACTACACTCAGATTCTGCAAAAGACTATCAAAGTCTCTGGCACTCTGGACACAGTTAACAAAGCAGGTCGTAAGTCTGAGAAGGCATACCAGTTGGCTAAGGCTTCACAAGAGCTAAAGCGTGACCTAGAAACTATCCTGTTGGCTAATCAAGGTCGTTCTGCTGGTACTACTAACTCTACTGCTCGTAAGATGGGTTCGTTGCTGTCGTGGATCAAGACTAACTCTGTTGCTAATACTACTGGTGATCCTACAACTATCGGTGTATCGACTCGTGTAGATGGTACAACACGTACATTTACTGAGGCTCTGCTGAAAACTGTAGTTGCTGAGGTATTTGCTTCGGGCGGTACTCCTAAGATTCTGATGGTTGGTGCTACTGGTAAACAGAAAGTATCTAGCTTCACAGGTCTGTCGGCTTATCGTTATAACGTCAATGCTGGTGGCGGTGGTGCTGGCGTTGGTGCAGCAACTATCGTCGGTGCTGCTGACGTTTACTTGTCAGACTTCGGTTCAATGAGCGTTGTTCCTAACATTTTCATGCGTACACGCGATGCTCTGGTGCTTGATCCTGAGTATGCTGCATTAGCTTATCTGCGTCCATTCATGACTAACGAGCTTGCTAAGGCAGGCGATAGTGATAAGACACAAGTGCTTTGTGAGGTAACGTTAGAGGTAAAAAACGAGGCTGCACATGGTATCGTTGCTGACTTAGATATGTCTCTGTAATTGAATAGCCCCTGATCTTCGGATTGGGGGCATTTACGAGGATTTATGGACTATAGAAAACAGGTTGTTCATGCGGACGGTGATGGCGGTATTATCATCGAGACTAAACAGGATGTTACTGAGATACTAGACAGTAACACCCATATCAGAGAGATAGACAAAGCAAGACAAGGAAATCTTAAAGAATTACATCACGTAGCTCGAATACCTTTTACGGTCATTGATGACTTGAACAAGAAAGGTATTATGAAAGGTTTTGTAATTGTTGATGATCCTGCCTTTGCTCGGTGGCTCAATGATTCCGATAATGCACAATGGAAAGTCTATAGGGGTAACGTCTAATGGGTATTACAGTAGGTGTATGCGTTCCAGCTAGAGACGAGGTTCATACTGGCTTTGCGTTTGACTTTGCGAAGATGGTAGGACGAGATAGTAAGTTTCGGTGTGGTTCAAGTGAGCATGGCTTAAAGTTATACACAATGGCTGGTACGTTGATATTTGATCAGCGTGAAAAGCTGGTTGAGGCTGCGTTAGCTGATGGTTGTGACTACATTCTGTTCATTGATTCAGATATGCGGTTCCCTAGCGATACGATAGAGATATTGTTAAGCCGGAATGTACCGATTGTCGGAGTTAATGCAGTAACTAGACGCAAGCCTACGCTACCTACAGCATTGAATTTAGAGCTAGATAAAGACGAAAATGGCAAGATTATTAGCCACGCTTGGCATAAAATAGACTCTAAAGGTAAAGAAGGTATTGAGGCTTGTACGGCTGTAGGTGGTGGCGTAGTAATGATTCACAAAGATGTATTTGAGGCTACTAAGAAGCCGTGGTATGACGTAGGCTGGGGCACTAAAGGCATTATTGGCGAGGATGTACATTTCTGCGTCAAGGCTCAAGATAGTGGATTCCAGACGTATGTAGATCACAGTCTGTCTATGCACATTGGTCACATTGGTACGTATGAGTATCGATGGGATGATGTAGAGGATGGGGCTGTGGAGAGACACAACTCAGGAAAATAGTTATGACTGATTACAGTTCGTTAAAATCTACGATAGCGAGTTACTTAGGTCGTAGTGATCTGACTGCACAGATACCGGACTTTATCCAATTGGCTGAGGAACGGCTCCGTAGAGACATTAGAACGCGCCAGATGCTCATCGTTGCTCGTGCTGATACCACAGGAGGCGAGGAGACTATCGGCTTGCCTACGGACTTCCTAGAGATGCGTGACGTACATCTGCGTACTACTCCAGCTTCTTCAGTCACTTACCTTTCACCTAATTCATTTTATGCAATAGCTAGGACTACTGATTCAGGTAAGCCATTGAACTATACGATTCTGGCTTCAGAGATTCAGTTTGCTCCTATACCTGATACTGCCTACAGTATTCAGATGCTGTATTACGGCAAACCACAGTATTTATCCGATAGCAATATTGTTAACGTATTCCTAACTAATTATCCTGATGCTCTGCTGTATGCGGCATTAGGCGAAGCTGAACCATATTTGATGAATGATGCACGACTTCAGACATGGGCTGCTTTGTATGATCGTAGCATTACAGCAATTTCTACTGCCGACCAGAATGGTGAATACGGTGGTCAACCTATGTCAATGTCTGTGAGGTAAATCATGGCTGAAATTTCGAACTATTTGGAAAACGCATTAATTAACGGTACGTTACGTGCTACTAGCTACACAGCACCGACTACTACATTCTTAGCTTTATATACCAATGATCCTACAGATGCCGATACTGGTACTGAAGTCACAGGTGGCTCGTATGTTCGTCAGTCTATTACGTTTAGTGCTCCGTCTGGTGGTGCTACGTCTAATAGCTCTGCGATTGAGTTTCCACAATGTACGGCTGATTGGGGTGTTGTTACTCACGTTGGTATTCGTGACGCTGTAACGGCAGGTAATCTCTTGTATCACTCAGCATTAGATACGAGTAAGACTATTGCTAACGGTGATATCTTTAAGATTACTGCTACGAATCTTTCAGTAACTTTGGCATAAGGGGTAAATTATGTCTACTATCGTTACTCGTGCTGGTAAAGGCTCTGCACTTAGTTATGTTGAGGTTGATGCTAACTTTACGAATCTTAATAGCGACAAATATCAAACTGGTAGTGCTTTAGGTACTCCTGCATCTGGTACGTTAAGTTCTTGTACAGGTCTGCCTATTTCTACTGGCGTTAGCGGTCTAGGTACTAACGTAGCTACGGCTTTGGCTGTTAACGTAGGCTCGTCTGGTGCTGCTGTGGTTAATGGCGGTGTCTTAGGCACACCAAGCTCAGGCACACTAACCAACTGTACGGTTGATGGTACTGAATCTATTGGTTATAGAAATATACCTATAAACAGCAAATCTGCAGCTTACACCACAGTTCTTGCCGATTCTGGTGAGGTTATATTCCACCCATCAACGGACGCAAACGCACGAACATTTACGATTGATTCAAATGCTAACGTAGCGTATGCACTTGGAACAGCTATTACGTTTATTAACATGACTAGCCAAGTCGTAACCATTGCAATCACAAGTGACACAATGTACTTAGCTGGAACTGGCACAACTGGCAGCAGATCGTTGGCTCAGTATGGTATAGCTACTGCGGTGAAGATGACTTCGACAACATGGATCATTTCAGGTAATGGGTTGACCTAATGAGTGGAATAGTTCAAGGCTTAATAGCCTCATTTAAAGCTGCTTCTGTTCCTCCATCTCAAGTGGACGTATTGCTTGTAGCCGGTGGCGGTGGTGGTGGCGGTAATCATGGTGGCGGTGGTGGTGCTGGCGGCTTTAGAGAAACTACCGCATCAGTTGCTTCGGGCGTTTCTTATTCAGTTACTGTCGGAGGTGGTGGTTCTGCAGATACTTCTGGATCAAATAGTTCATTTGCAGCAGTATCAACAGTAACTGCTACTGGAGGTGGCAAAGGTAGTAGTGGAGGAAATGATAATGCTGCTTCTGGAGGTTCTGGTGGCGGTGCAAATTTTGGTTTTAACGGCGGCAGCGGCAATGCTGGCAGTTATAGTCCAGTAGAAGGTTATGCTGGCGGTAATTCACAAAATGCGTATCACCAAGCTGGCGGTGGCGGTGGTGGAGCTAATGGAGTTGGCTCAAACGGAACTAGCACTGCTAGTAATGGTGTTGGTGGAAACGGCGGCGATGGAAAAAGTAGCAGTTATTCAGGAAGCGCAGTCACATACGCTGGTGGCGGTGGCGGAGGCATTAGATTTACTAGCGGAGGTACTGTAGGAACTGGCGGTTCATCAATTGGTGGAAATGGATCGGTTAATACAGGTAGTGGTGGTGGTGGTGCAGGTTCTGGAGGTACAGGAGGAACTGGAGGTGACGGTGTGATTATTGTTCGTTATGCTGATTCATACGCAGCAGCCACATCTACAACAGGCTCTCCGACAATCACAACATCTGGCGGTTATAGAATTTACAAATGGACAGGCAACGGCTCAATTACATTCTGAGGTAAAGCATGGCGCACTTTGCAAAACTTGACGAAAACAATATTGTTATTGAAGTTAACGCTGTCCATAACAATGAATTGTTAGATGAAAATGGAAACGAAAGTGAAGAAAAAGGAATCCAATTTTTAATTAATTGGTCTGGTGGTTACACTAACTGGAAGCAAACAAGCTATAACGGAAATAAAAGAAAAAATTACGCTGGCATTGGTTATAAATACGATGAACAACGTGACGCTTTTATTCCACCAAAACCAAATGGAGATTATTGGGTATTTGATGAAGAAAAATGTGTTTGGTATGACCCGGAGTTTAAAGCTATAGAAATAGGAGTTGCGCGTGTCTGAAATAGCAGATGATATAAAAATTGTTGACAATGTATTTGTCAAAATGTTTATGTTTACAAGGGCTGGAGATAGCAATCAAGGACACGCTCATGCTTTTGATCACATTACTTTGCTTGCTTCCGGTTCTGTAAGAATGGAACATGATAAAGGAGTAAATGAATATAAAGCTCCTTTTTTGATTGTTACTCCAAAAAACATTTCTCACAAATTTACCGCTTTGGAAGCTGGAACTTTGCTTGCTTGTATTCATGCAGTTAGAGATGGTGATGGCATTGATGATATTGCTCCTCAAGAAATTACCGAAGCACAAGCAAATGAATTTTTAAAACAATATCCATTGCTTACACAATAAATGTTGTGATGTAGTTGTACAAATGGAATGAATTGATGTTGACGTTGGCATTTTGTGATATGGGATAGAACGTGGATGATGCTTCTAAGTGCCCTGAAGGGGGTTGGGTTATTCGTGACTTTAAGCCAGAGGGTAATTGGTCGTGGAGTCAATCGCAAGAGCAATGGGTTGAGTACACAGTGCAAGAGATAACTCAGATTGATGCTCTGGAATCGGTACAATTAACAACGATTAGTTCATCGGATGTTCAAACATTAACGTCAGAGCAGATTAGTGAGTTGTAATGGCTAACAATTATGTCGATTTTGATTACTGGATTCAGGGCTACGGTGAAGATGACCTAAGCTCTCCTGATCTATACGTTGTCGCTGGCTATTGGGATTCTGGCTACTGTGAGAACGAAGGTATTAGTGCGTCCATTATCGGTAATGTTACGGTACTAGCGGCTGGACAAGCTATAAAACAAGGTGTTGCAAGCATTACAGGTACGGCTACAGTAACGGCTAATGCAACTGAAGTTGAAGGAGTAAAAGCAAGCATAACTGGTTTAGCTACGGTAACGGCTAACGGTACATTTGTAGCTGTTGGCAAGGCTAGTATTAATGGTCTAGCTACAGTTACGGCAAATGGTAGCTCAGTATTTTCTAGTCGTGCTGCTATTACAGGCAATGCCAATGTGGGTGCTATTGGTGATGTTATTGGTTATCAATGGACTGTAGTAACTCCAGAATCAACTACTTGGGCTAAACAGTAATGGCAAAGCAAAAGATTATCTTCGGTGAGTGGTTGCCAGATCAGCCGGGTGTTACTGGTGCTGTAACTGATGCCTTTAATTGTTATCCTGTTACTAACGGATATGCTCCGTTACGTGAAGCTGTAGATTACTCGTCTAATGCAGGTCAGAACTTATTAGTCGCATTTGCTGGTAAGTTTGCTGGTGCGTCTACGCTATTTGCTGCTGGTGCGACACAGATTTACAAGTTTAACCCTAGTAATACTGGCTTAGATGCCTTAACCACTACTGGATATTCTACTGTTGAGTCATGGGATATTACTCAGTTTGGCTCTAAGATGATTCTAGCCAATGGTGCAGACCAATTACAGGCTTATGATCTAGGATCATCGACTTATTTTGCTGACTTGGCTGCTGCTGCTCCTGCTGCTAAATTTGTAACGGTAGTAAGAGACTTTGTTGTAGCGGCTAACGTAGGTGGTGAGGAAAATAAGGTCTACTGGTCAGATATTAATGACGAAACTGACTGGACTCCGGGTGCTGCTTCTCAGTCTGACTCACAAATAGTACCTGATGGCGGTGACATTACAGGTCTAGCGGGTGGTGAATACGGTCTAATCTTCTTAGAACGTGCTATTTATCGTATGTCGTATGCAGGTAGTCCGTTTTTCTTCCAATTTGACGCTATTTCTAGGACTTTAGGCTGTATGTCTAACGGTTCTATCGCTCAGTTTGGGAATTTAACGTACTTTCTAGCTGATGATGGCTTTTACATGTGCGATGGCAAGTCTGTTAAGAATATCGGACTAGAAAAGGTTAACCGTTGGTTCTTTGATAATGTCAGTTTGAGCGAAATTCAGACTGGTATGAGCGCAACCATTGATCCAGTACGTAAGTTAGTTATCTGGAACTTTAAGAATAACTTCGGTCGCAGATTCTTGCTGTATTACTCTATCGATTTAGATAAGTGGTCATACGGTTTAACTGACGTGAACTTCTTAGCGTATGGTCTGACACCTAGTGCCACACTTGAACAGTTAGATATTTACTATTTTGATACTACAAACCAGAAAACTGGTACGTATACACAAAGTAGCACTACCGTTACTGTTACTGTAACGGATCATGGATTAGAGACAGGTGCTTATGTATCTTTTGACGCTACATCTGGTGCTGGAGTAGATGGAGTATTTGCAGTAACAAGAACTGGTGCAAATACATTTACATTTACAGCAGCAACTGGTGCGACTATTACCACATCAAATTGCACAATCACATTACCAAGTATCGATAACACGGCAGAGCAAATACCGTTAGATTCACGTACTTGGGCTGGTGGTCAGCTTATATTCGTTGGCGTTAGAAATCAGAAGATTGTAGTTTTCTCTGGTGCATTGCAAGCTGCATACATTACTTCTGGAGACATTGACATTGGACGTTCTATTATCACATTGGCAAAACCTATTATCGATAATGGAATCGCGTCAGTCGCAGTCGCAAGTAGAAAACTATTGTCAGATAGCGTCGAATTCGGAACAACAGCTACACCAGACTCAGACAACCGAGTGCCATTGAGAGCTAACGGTAATTACCATCGTATTAAGGTAACTCCGACCAATGCCAATTGGGAAACTATTGTCGGATGTGAGATTGAAATTACTCAGCAGGGCAATCGATGACTAGATCAGTACAGTTTCGTACTCTACCTGTATTCGGTGCTGATGAACGCTCTGTTAGTGAGGTTGTCCGTGGAATTATGGACGGTAAGACGAACAATACTGGTACGGTTACTTTAGCGACAGGTAATACTACTACCACTACGCTATTTGACGATCGTATAGGCAAAGAGAGCCTTTTATTCTTTACTCCTGTATCTGCGGCTGCATTTACTGATGCGATGCCATACGGAGCGTTTCAGGACTCTACGAACCAGACTGCTGCTAATACTACGACTGCATATGCTATTACATTAAATACAACTGACTACTCTAATGGAGTGTATTTATCCAATAGTTCACGGATGAACGTCAGGAATGCAGGTGTTTACAACTTGCAATTTTCCATTCAGTTTAAGAATACGACTAATAGCAGCCAAGATGCAGATGTGTGGTTTAGAAAGAATGGAACGAATATAACGGCTTCTAATAGTCGGTTTGGTATTCCAGCACGACATAGTTCTAACGATCCAAGTCATATTATTGCTGCATTAAATTACTTTATTGAATTAGCTGTAGGTGACTAT